CTCGATCATCACGTCCCGGGCGTCCCCCGCGTCTTCGGCGATCAGCGCGACGCGTGAAGCGAGCTTTTGTTCCACGTGGAACCGGACGAATTCACCTCCACACCGAGTCTTTCCCCACCCACGACCGGCAAGAATAAGCCAAATCGTCCAATCCTCACCGGGTGGGACCATCTGGTTGGGTCGAGCCCAGGTCGGCCAGTCGTAGTAAAGCTCCACCACCTCCTGATCGCTCATCTCGGACACAAAATCCGAAAAATTGTGCGGATCAATCGGGGCTTTCTTCGCCTTGTATCTTCGACTTGGCGACCGCCTGTAATCGCTGGGCAAGTCGATCACGGAGTCCCTCGATGTTAACGTTCGTGTTAAGTTGGCCCGACACCGCGACGTTCACGTCTTTGGCTCGGAATTTCGCGTCGTACCCCATCAGGGTAAACTGCAGCAGGGAATCGGAATACTTTTTGATCGTTTCGCCCGTCTTGAGACCCTGGTGTACCAAGGGCTCGTCGACTCCGACCACCGAGCGTCGGTAAGCCTCGGCTTTCATCGTGTCGACCATTTCGAGTTGGATGTCTTCCATCAGACGATCGAAGGTTGGATGTTCAGCCCTCCACGTGGACATCGCACCACGACTGACCTCAGCCGCCGTGTACGCGTGTCTTAAAGAAAACTTCGCGTTTTCGGGTCCGTCCCGGAACTCGGCCAGGATTTGCAGCATGCGGTAGGCTTTGGTGCGCTCGAATCTACGCAGACGTCCGACACCTTCGACACCTGGAACACAAAAGATCAACGACTCGGCGTCTTCTTCGACCCCGCGTTCCTTAAAACGAACACGATCCTGCTTCACCATGTCGTAAAGCATCGCGTACGTTATTCCCGCGCGGCGCTCGTATTCGCGCAGTGTCTCTTCACCCACCGCGTCGACGTCCACCACCGGCAAAGGTTCGATTTTTACTCCAGCCATGACGCGAAGTGTACCACAGACGCAACGTGTTCCACAACTGTTCCACCAGATTTGTCGAAATTCTCCTTCATGCATTTGCGTACGAGGCCGAGGTGTAGCCCTATGTGGTGGCTGACGATACCTTGTCGTCTGGAAGTCTGCAGGTGTAGTACGGGTGTGGTCATATCCGTTCCATCGTTCCATCATAATGGAACAGCAATGGAACAACCCCACTGGTCCAAAGGCCCCGTCCCTCGGGGCTTCTCTTCAAGTACCCTCTTTTGTTCCACCGTTCCACCTCATATCCCCCCATATTCAGGTTTTCGAACCAAAAATATATACGTATATATGCATGGAACAATGGAACACTTGGCTCTCTGGTCCGTCGTACGGGGCTTCTGACCGTTCCATCTGTGTTCCATCATGATGGAACAATGGAACACTTCTCGGCTGCTGCCAAGACGGCACGAGACTTATCTCGGCCAGTGTGGCGAGGGTGCCACACACCGCCCGGGGAGGGCAGATCCACGAATCTTACCACGGCTGGCGAAGCGTGTCAACTAGTCGAAGCGTTTGTGTTTCACGTGAAGTCTTTTGGTCCACGCACAGCCCCCGGACGCGAAGCTTGTGCAGCGTCTCCTCGTGTGGCACCTGCATTTCGACCAGTCGTGCCGCCTCATGCCCGGGGATGAGGTAGAATTCCTGGCGTTCGAGCACCTGCAGCCCCAGGAAGCACCAAGCCCCGTGCCGGTGTGCGGACACCGCCCAATTGCGCTGCCCGGAGGTCCACTTCGGGAGCCGGAGAGGGGTGCCGGGGCGCTTGGGCAGGTCGGTGAGGACCTTGAGTTCGATCCAGCCCGAGACCGCGCGGAGCTTGTACAGCGCGAACCACACGTCCGGGGTGTCACGGCCGACCTCGTTTTCGACTCGTTGCGCGAACCAGTGACCCCCGAGGCGCAGGTCGAGCCAGCCCCAGAGGTTCTTTTCCGCGCTCACAGCTGTGCCTTCATTCCGGCCAACCGCCATAACCGTTTCACCTGCGTTTCGGTGACTGCCCACCCGTCGAGCCTGAGCATCGAGGCGATTTTGCGGTACCCGCAAGTGGGGTAACGCTCCGCTTTGGCTTTCATTTCCTGGGTGACCCACACTTGGTCCATTGCACTTAATCGTTTCGCCATTTCACTGTCCTCTATCAGTGGTTAAAAGGGTAAATAACGTCAGCCTTTCGACGAACGGCGGAGCGCGTTTACGACTCGCATCGTCGCCACCCCAGCATTTGGTGCCCCCTCGATGAGCGCCGCGTAGTCGATGCCGTACTGGGCGCAGAGCCTTGAACGGGCGTCGGGGCACTTCCCGGCCTCACGGAGCGCATCGGAGGCCCAGTCCGGTACATTAGCCTTAACCCGGGGCTTCGAATGCAACGGAAGTACCTCCGGAGGGCTCGGCGGGGCCATCTCTGTCGGAGCGACCTCGGGCTTCGTGCGCATCACCGCCTCGAACCCCCGGAAGGAGGTACCGCGCGATACGATCTTCCCGCCCCGGATCTCGGTGCCGTCCCAGGCGCGGTACGTTTTCGCTTCACCGTCCAATCGGCGAATCTTCGCCCACCACGGGACGTAGAAGGGGTCCCCGACTCCCCGGGGGGCGTGTTCGTCGATGGCAAGTTCAAAGCTCATTGAGTCCTCCACAAGTGCTCGAGTAGGTGGTGCGGCGGGTTCCCCGATCGCGCGGTGGGTGCCGTCGGGTCGATCGCCGAAGGGAAAGGGCCAATTATCCATGGAGGTTCGCCTCGATCCAGGCCTCGAGCGCTCGGAAAAGCTCCCAACGGTCGAAGGGCTCTTCGCCCACCGTCCTGAATTCGGCGTCGATGTCTTGGCCCGAGATCGAGCAATCGAACTTGTAGACTCGACCTTCATGCAGCATTTCTCCGGCTAACCGCCCCTTCGAGAGGCGGACCCGGGTGTTGGTGGGAGTGGCGTTCATTACGCTCCTTTCAAGTAACGGCGAAGCATGTTGCCGAGGTTCATGCGCTGCATCCCGACGTTCAAGTGTGCGAACCGGGAGACCAAATCGGCACGGGAGAGTCCCATTTGGGTGGAGACGAAGGCGTAAACCTGCTCGAGCGTTTCGCATTTACGAAGCTCCACGGCCACGAAATCGCCCTTGTCCATCGAACGGACGGTCTTGCCGTTCACGGTCTTGGCGTAATTCTGGTAGAACTGCAGGTAGAGCGAATCCACCACTCCGTTTTTGCGCTGCTCGAGGGGGAGCTTTTCGCGAGGAGCGGTGACCTTCGGTGCGCGGACTTCTTCGGCTAGGACCGGGGGCTTGACTGGGGTCTCGACAATCATGTGCAACGCAGAATTGCGGACCTTGTACTCGCGACCGTTGCCGACATCGGCGACTGTAGTCCATCCGCCTTTAACGGCGAGGATCTTGACGAGGTCGTCGGTGGGGATTACACGAGCGGTGGTGACTGTGGCTTGGTTCATTTCGTTTTCCTCTATCGGTTTGGGTGGAATGTTTGCTACTAACGAACCTCTATTATAACACCCGTGCAATACCTTGTCAAGTCCAAATGGGTATTTTTAACCTACCGCTCGTCGGATCGGATGAACGGTATAACACTGGTTCACGTTTCGGCTTTAATGACGTTGATCGCATACTTGTAGTAGCTGTGCGATTCGTTTCGCTCTTGCAGTCGCTCAAGAATATTAATGATCTGCTTCTCTTTCTCAGCGGCTACAAGCTCGGCGAAGCGAACGCAAAAGTCTTGCACATCGCTTATGAAAGCATCGCCGTGCCAGACGTGCATACCTTTCCCTTGGGAGAGTGCTTCTATGTGCGCTTCCTTAGCCATGCGTAATACATCTCCACTATTCATCCTCTACCCCTTGCTCGTATGGCGGCGCGCATGTTGGCCATGAACCGCTTAAGCAGTCCTTGCTGAATGTCTGCGGTGATCCCCTTGATCTTCCAAAGCTGCTTGTTGATTTCCTTTTCGCAGTCCTTGCAGACGTCGCAGATCTCTTCGGTTTTGTAAATGTCGACCAGTTTGACCAACTCGACGTTCGTTTTGCCACAGGTATCGCAGGCCATTATTCTTGCCCCCTTGCTCGTATAGCGGCGGCGCAGTCGGCAGCAAAGCCACCGCCCACAGCCAGCTTCACGCACAGTTCCGCACACGCCTCACGCTCAGCTACCACGGCGGTTTTAAGTTCAAGCTTCATGCGTTCCAATTCTTCAAGCAAGTCTTGACGATTCATGCTCATCACCTTCATCATGTCGATCATGCTTTGGATGTGAAAGCTCAGAGTTCTCACCTCGTTCTCCAAGAATTCTTCGCGTGTAGCATAAGTGCCGAATTTCCTGGTGCTCATTTAATGATCCTCATCAATCGGTTGAGGACCGCGTGCTCTTGCGCTACTGCCAAGTCGTGATTAGCGTTTTGCATCTTGGCTACCGTCTCACCCCAATCGGCTAATACCAGATGCAAGACCTCGTGAATCGCTAACTGCTCAACATCAGTGACAAATCCAAAATCGCCTTCGGCATTTATGGTTAGCCTGATCGACGCATTTTTGCTGACCGTGTTGTACTGCGTTTGTGCGGCGACGCCGCTACCGATCTGCTCATGGGTAATCGACAGGTGCCACTCAGTCAGACCCACGTCGTTAATCAATGACTGCACTTTGGCTTCGAACTTCTCGAAGTCCAGTGCTGTAAAAGTGTAGGTTTTCAATGCTAGTCCTTCGCTTTTAAGATGTCTTTCTTTCCGTGAATGATAATGCTTTTCATTTCAGGGGTGATTTTCGGCAGCGGAGCCCAGGCCAACGCCCAGTCGGCCCAGGTCCCGATCACGCACACGCCACTCGGGTTCAGAAGCAGCATTCGCACGCCCATCGGGGGCGGGTGCTCCAGTGGTGACCGCCACGTGGCTTCACCGGCGATGTAGCTCTTCACACCCGGGATTCGGCGGAGACGAACCAGCGTTTCACGCAGTCGGTGGTTGAGTGCACTTGGACCTCGTCCACCCCGAGCCACTCGGCGAGAATCCGGGCGAGTACCGCGTTCGTCTTGAAAGGCAGCGGCATCGTGGACCCCACAAGCATTTCGTACACCTGCGATGCGGTCAGGCCCTCGGACTCGAAGGAGGCGATCGTGTGGATGGCCTCATCCCGAGTGTAGACCTTTTTCACGGGTTTTTCGGGTTCCGGGGTGGGCTCGATCGTCTCGGGTTCCTCGAACACCGGCTTGGCGTCAAGCTCGTGGAACGTCAACGCCTCGTGATCGTCGATGGGCGGGGTGGTAAGCTTACCTTTTTTGGTGACCATTGATGTAGAGACCTCTATTAATGTCTGAAAAAAGCGGGGGAACCCTGCGCGGATCCCCCCGAAACGCCGTTAACCCTTACAACAGGAGAAGCGGACCGGGGAAGGCGATCCGCACCGGTCATTATAACAGAGCGAGTGCCGTTGTCAATGCATTCTTTTTCATCCGAGCACCCGCACCAAACCAAGCGGACTGTAGCCGGGTGTCGGTGCTGGTAGCTTTACGCTCGTGGTCCGTGAACCGGGTGATCGCGTTGACCAACCCCCAGGCTGTACCCTGCGCGGTCTTGGTGCTCTGGCCAATGCCGGTCAAGTAGATCGAAGTCACGAGTTCGAGCATCGGACGATGGGCGTCGAGGTCGACCTCTTCCTGGTCGGGGTAGAGCACATCGAGGAAATATTTGGTCGCCTCCGCTTTTGACACCGTCCGCTTCGAAAGCTCGGTCGCGTCCTTCTTGAACCGTTCCCAGGTCCCGCCGATCAGCCCGAGGTCGGCTTTCACGCGTTCGGCGTTGAACTTCGTCGAGTGCGGAATGCGGATCTGCCCTGCGGTGTCTTGCAGCGCGGCGTTGAGCGTGTTCTGGCACACGGTCCGCACCGTGGTGAACTGGGCAACGTTCGCCAGCGTTCCGTCGCAGGAGGTCGCGACCTGGACGTAGGGGCGGACTTCGTCCCCGCCGCCGACGTCGAACGAATCGTCGATCCGAGCCAGCGCCCAGTAGGTGGCACCGCCGCGCAGCATCCCGGCGGTCTCCATCTTGAACCCGCCGATTTCGATCAGGTTCCGGAAGAACTCCATCACGTCGCGTGGCTGGGTAATATTATAGTTCGAGGACATCACCGAGAGTGGCTTCCCTGTGTCCGACCGGTACAGCGCCCAGCGGTTGGGTACCGTGTTCACGCAAACGGGGTGGTTCTCCTCGTCGCGCACCTCGTACTGGATCGCACCCTTCTTGACTTCCCAGTTAAATCCTGCCTGTTCGATCCAGGTCTCGAGCGTCGCATTCGCGTCCAGCTCCTGCCCGAGTCCGTGCCAGGGGGTCTGACCGACGTAGGCCATGTTCGCGCGACCATTTGAAAAATCGAGTTCGTGAGCCATTTAAGATGTCCTCTATGTGATTAACGAACCTCTATTGTACCACTGGTGGGACAATTCGTCAATGAGCTAAAGCTACCGTTCGTCGGACGATCAATACTTGTAAGGCTCGAGAAAGATCAGCGCCAAGATCACGGCCGTCGTGGTGAAAAAATCCCCGGTGCTCACTCCGGTGCAAATACCGCAACCGAGGAGGGCGCATAACCGAAACCACATATCGAATTCACGCATGACTATTCAGCTTGTTAAAAGATGTTCCACACTTACCACACCACCACCACGTCCAGCCGAGCCCGTTGTCGTGAAACTTCCCCTGGGTGTGACCCTCTTTTTCGCAGTCTTCGACCAATTGCTTTCTCGCCGGATAGTACACGGTTCGGTCGTACTCGTCCATAAGCTCCTTCATCTTGTCGTGCCGTGCTTTGTCGATCTCGTGTCTACGCGTCCAAATGCTTTTATCCATGATTACGTTCCTTGAGCTTGGCTTCAACGTCTCGGGCAAATCGGTACATTTTCCGATCTTCCTCGTACCCGCTCATATCGTGTATCTCCGCATCCGTCAGCCCCCGCCATTCACGTTCAGGCTTCTCCAATTCCTGAGCCGCGAACGACATGGCTTGTCCGAGTTTTTTCACCAGCACCTGCTCAATCAAAGGAACTATGGACGCTTGTAACCACTCCCGGATCGCTTGATCCTGCTTAGGTGTCGTCTCGTAGGTCATGTGTTCTTCTCCTTTAGCTTGGCTTCGACATTCCTGCAAGCAACAATAGGGTCGTCGTTTGCGTCATGGATGCACTTTTCAATCTCTCGCAACGTCAGCCCAACCCATTCACGCTTTATCGGTGGTGCGGTGTAGAGGGGCACTGTGTGGTTCAGGTCAGGACATGTCCGCACTTTCATGTCAAAGTTTTTCAGGTCGAATGAATTGGCCCACGCCACAGGCTCTTGCTTTTGTGGCGCGGTATAGCGTTTTTTCTCATCTTCCACTACTGCAATCGCATCAGACAGTCTAATAAGCGCATCCCCTGAATCTTGTTCTGTGATGCCATCTGTATCAAATAGCCCTTGCAAATCGTCTACGATTGCGTCTGCCCACGCCACTGGCTCTTGCTCTTTCTTTGGTGGTGCGGTGTAGAGAGGTTCACCATATGTACCTTCGTTTTCTTCCCAACGCCCGTAATCGTTGACGCTGAAGTAGCCAACCGGCTCTTGCTCAGGCTTCGGCGCGTACACCAGCAAGTGCTGCCAAACACGTGGATCAACAGTGTCAGCCTCAGACCCCAACCGATCAACGCAGTCCATTAATTCATCGGTCAATGAACGTGCTTGGGGGCGGGTGTCGTCGGCATCGACTTCCTTCGGTAGCAGTTCAAAATGGTCAGCCACCTGCTGGTTCGTGTACTGACCGACATGCCCATCAGGAAATTTCACATACTGACGATCCGTTCCGCTAATGTGGATGACGCAGTACTCTTCCGTCTCTAGGCACAAGAGCCTGTCACCTCGGCGGTATTTAGGTTTCTCCAGTGCTTGGCGCAAGGCCGTTGTAACCCTTTCTAGCCGCTCGTAGTCATCCTTGTTTGACATGTACGGCACATCCTCCAACGCCTCAAGCGCCTGCTGCATAGCTTCTCTGCTCATGCTTCCCTTGCCTTCAACATAGCGTCTGCCATCAGGTAAGCCTGCCTCGCGGTGGCATCAAAATAATTTCCTTGCGCCAGTGCCTGCATCGCCTTAGCCGCAAAGTAGTCGCGCAGGGTCATGCCACCATATTGCCAAGTGCTGTCAGAGTCTTGATGGCCGTAGGGTTCATATTCTGACCATGGTCTTGTACTGACCGGAAATGCGGGACCTCCATCGTTAATCATTGCTCACCCCTTGCTCTGATAGCGGCGGGAAAATTCAGCAGCACCGTCGCAGTCCAGCTTTGCAACCGATGATCGGCATCCATTGAGCTGAGGTCTACGTTCAAGAGCAAATTCGCACACGCCTCACGCTCATGTGCTGCAACAAGTGCGGCGAAG